ATCGGGGCAGCATTGTAAATTGGTTGTATTTGAGAATCCATAAATGGGATTCCATATGTTGCACCTGACAATTCACTAACATAAACCGGATACTTTACATTTTGTTTGTTGGTTTGGGGTGAATATGTTCCATTTTGTGAATTAAATGCGGGTTCTAACACAAATGAGTTACTTTGATTATATGTCGCTATTTTATTATAAACAACTTCACTATCACCTACTTGGAAATAAGAGATGTTAAAGTTACCTTGGGACATTTTTTGTCTTCCGATATCCGTAATTCTAGTGTTAATTAATCCTGATGTATTTTTTTTAATATATGCCATTACGTATAAATACCTTTCAAATCATTTTTTATAAGGTTGATGTCATGCTTGGTGCTTCATTTCTTGGTATATTAACAGAACAACAAGTGCATCCTTGAATTCTTGCGGAATCTAATTGTATACTGTCAACACTAGTTACCAATGGACAGCCGGTGGTTTGACCAAATGGGAATATTTTAGTTATCTGTGTAATTATATAACCACTTATAACATCATTATCTTGGATTTGGATACTTGCATTTTTTTGAGTATTTGTTCTATATATCAAATTACTGGTACACGAAGGTCTAGTATCATTAAATGATGAGTCAATAATTGTGTTACTCAAAGATAAGTCGACTCCGTTTTTCTGTATAGAAATTGTTCTGTTTATCACACCATTATTAACAGTGGGTGTTCTATCATAAACATTACTCTGCGTTAAAACAAAATTTATAATAGTTCCTGAAGGTAACTGAGATATATTAATATTATTTACATCTTTCACTCTTACAACAAAATCTAACCTTTTGGTTATGTATGTTTCATTTATTCCATTACCACCTTGTTGTGTCGTAGTTGTTGTCGTTTCAAGCCTTAAATTATATTCCGTAATACTACTATTACTAGCCGGTATTGTTACCGTTTGTGTTGAGATTTGGTTATTTGCATCTTTTGACCAAACGGTATATGTGGATGGGCATAGATTAGTAAACAATGGTGTGTTAGAAGTAGTGGTTCCGTTATTTATCGAATATAAAATAGGTGGGGTTGCATTTTCAATCTGTATTTCTATCCCACCGCTACATCCGTTGTTTAAACAAGTTGGGTTGGTTATTACAACATCTTTAATATTGAAAGGTGTTACTGCACATTCACCCACCTTAACATTAACAGTATCTGTATTACCAAGAATCACCCAACCTGAGGTTGGTGGTGTCGATGGGTTATTAGTAATCATCTGACCTGGTGACCAATTTTCAACAAACCAATATTGATTGGTTGAGTTCCATTTTATGTTATAAGTTGTTGAACTCCAAACAGGTTTTGAGTTATATATTTGGTCGGTAGGTGTAAAATCATATTGAGATAGAGAACCAAAATAACCTCTTCTAACTTCAAAACATAGGTTTGGTAATGAAACAGGTGGGCTACCTAAAGAATAAACAATAGGTTCACATCCACCAGGATTACTGATTGTATTAAGTAATAGGATAGATGTTGCCGAATCAGGAACTGTTACCGCAAAACCTATACCTGATGTTAGTGAACTATAACTTATGTTAATTGCATTTGTTCCTGTTGTATAACCTGAAGCAAAAGTATTGTTTCCTACAGCATCATAATAAATGTTGTAAGGTCCTGCGGAGGTTCCTCCCGTTATTTTTATATAAAAATATCTCATATTATGCTGGTGGTGGTAAACAAATAATACCTATATTTGTACTTAATGACGTTTGATTACTAAAATATAATTTTCTAGTCGTAAAGTTATTCGCTAATTCCAAAACTAATGGACTATTAGCGTTTGTAATTGTTTCAATTACATTGAATACACTATCTGATATGACATTGATATTATTGTTACTGTTATCACCAATGTAAAGAACACCATTTCCGTTATAAATTGCAATACCTGATGGTGAATTCACATTTACAGTATTAGTAATAGTGTTTGTTGTTGTGTTAATAACTAACATCTGATTCGTAGTAGGTGCAGATACAAACAATAGATTACCTAATACTTTAGAGTAACTAGGTTCAGAGCCAGGTGTTAATATCGTACCAAAAACTGAAGATGTAAGAGGGTCTAAAATCGTAATATTATTAGCATCAAAACTAGAGTAATATAATTTATTAGTTGTTGGTTTAAATTCTAACCAAGGTTCTGAAGAAGCTTCTGGTAGTAAAATTGAACCACCAATTAATGTGTTACTACCACAATCTATGTTAAAACACTCGTCATCAATAACGAAATACATGTTATTATTGACAGAATTATATCTTATAGTTTTTATTAAACCAGTTTTTGGTATTGTTAATTCTATAACAAGAGTATTTGTAGTACAATTAATAACCGATACCTGTGAAAGTCCTCCTACATACATACAATTATTAGTTGAGCAATAGTCTATACTATACGCTTTACCTTTTATATAGAATTGCCCTACAATAGTATCAGTGGAACAATTCATCACAGATACATAATCCGAACCAAAATTACAAATATATAAACTATTGTTAGATGGATTATATTTTAATCCAATTGGCGTTGAGTAGTTACTTGATGCATAATAAGGGACATGTATCGTACAGTTCTCCACCGGTGTCGATGGTGTTACGGTAGGTGTTGGAGTGTTTGTTGGTGTTTGGGTAGGTGTTGGTGTTGGTGTTTGAGTGACCGTAAACTCGGTAAAACTAGCACCTGCAAAACAATCAACTTGGGGTTCAGTTATAGAACAAGTTGTTGTTGCAGTATAATCGGAAACACCATTCCAAGCATAATCTGTTACAACTGCGGTGTATTGTCCAGGTAAAACATTAGTTAATATCCTTTGGTTACTTCCGTTATTCCAAGAAATTTTATAAGGTGGCGTTCCTCCGGCAATTAATAACTCGATAGTTCCACCATTACATTCGTTTTGACAATATATATTTTTTGAACATTGTCCTGAGCAATAAGTAAACCCGTCAGGACAACTATATCCCGAAGTTGTATATGTTCCGCCTGTTGTTAAAATAACGTCAGCAATATTACCAAAATAATTTTTACTATCAAAAACAGTAACAGAATCTAACTGAGTTGTTGTGGTCATTGCGGTGAATACTTGTAAACTTGGTGGGTTGTAAATTTTACAACCAAAACCCGCAACACTACCTCTATTTAATCCCAAAACTTCTATAATGTGAGAACCTGCCGATATTTCAATCGGATAAATATTCCACCATTTAAAGGTGTTTTGGTCTCCTCCTCCTTGGGGGTTAACCAAGTAAGTGTTTATTTTGGTTTCTCCGTCGACTCTGAATTGTATGTCGTTATCTGCACCCATTCCAATATAATAGGTTTTAGTTTCAGTTATATTGATACAATAACTGAAACCTAACCACTGTCTAACCGGTGCATAATTACCACCACTATCAACATCATTTGTCCAAAGAGCACAAGTATTCATAATCCCTCTGAATGCAGAGTTAGTTAATAGAATTGGGTTTGTGCCTGAACCATCTATATTATATCCATTTACATATACTCTACCACCATTAATCGAATATTGACCATTCTGTTTTTGGTATAACGTAAATGTATTAGTTGGGGGTGTGGCTGATTGTGTGATTGTTGCAACACACTTATTTGTTCCGTCATTTAAAGATAACCAATCATAATCAGGGTCACAACCATTACAATTTTGATTATTACAATCAGCAACCACACATTCTACTGTTAAAGGATTGGACACTATAACATCACATTCATTAGCACTTATAATTCGTATATCTGTTTGAGGTATATTAGACGGTACCGATGAGTATGATGGTGTTGGGGTATTCGTTTTAGTAGGTGTAGGCGTTTGAGTGGCTGGCGATGTTGGGTTTGGACTAGCACCAGGATTAGGTGTTATAGGTCCTTCAGGAGTAACATCATAATTATTATTATCCTCAATAACCGGAGTTGTTGATGTATATATTGTTGTTGAATTAGGGTAGGTAATTGTGGTTGTTATTTCTCCTGGTGTTTCAACACAACACTCGAAATAAGTTAGTGTTATAAACCCACCAACACCTGCAGGTGTTATTGAATATTCCATACAATAACAAGTTGGGGTTAGTGTTATTGTTGGGGTTGGTGTCGGTGTAGGAGTTTTAGTGGCGGTTGGGGTGGCGGTTGGGGTAGGAGTTGGGGTTGTTGTTGGTGTTTGGGTAGGAGTTGGGGTTGTTGTTGGTGTTTGGGTAGGCGTTTTGGTATTGGTTGGCGTCTGAGTAGGTGTTTTGGTATTGGTTGGCGTCGGTGTTTGAGATACTGCAGAGCAAGGATTACTCGCCTGACAACTTTCACAACTAGTTTCCCCTTCAAGTAAAACTGATGTATGAGGGTAAGTTGTAAGTCCTGGGGTGAAAGCGATTACACTCGCGCAACCAACAAAACCTGCCGGTATTTGAACATTATATACCGAACCTATCGATAATTCACCCGGCAAACCATCAATATTGAACTTTTCAAAAGGTTCACAACAGGCGGAAAAAGTAGTTGGGTTAACTAATGGAGTTGGGGTAGGAGTTGGGGTCGTTGTTTTGGTAGGGGTTATACTTGGTGTTTGGGTAGGTGTCTTTGTATTTGTGGGGGTTTGGGTAGGTGTCTTTGTATTTGTGGGGGTTTGGGTAGGTGTCTGAGTTTGAGTTTTGGTAACACTTGGAGTTTGAGTTTTAGTTGGTGTAACTGTTTTAGTTGGTGTTGGGGTAAAACTTGGTAATTGAATTACAGTTCCTCCACCTCCGCTTGGTTCTCCACCTGTCTGACCCGCAGTTGCGCACCAAGAACAACTTGTAGTTGTCGTGCTATTAATAAGAGCAACTACAGTATAGGTAACGGCCGGAGAGGGGATTGGTTGTTTACTCGTTACGTTAGATACACACAAATAAACAGTTGACAAATTAGGAGATAAACATTCAAGATAGTATAAATTTCCTGTTGATAATACTTGATTAGAACTTATTCTAACCGTACCTAAACTACAATCTGTTCCGTAATAAATTGCCATTAATTGTTTTTTTGTTATAAATATTGATTATTGCGTTTTGACACACAAAAAAATATAATTGGAGTAATAAGTAAATAAACGTTTGTTAAGTATTATTTTAACAAGGCTCACTTAAAGTTCCGAAGTAAGTTGAGTTACCTGAAGAGTTACATATCCAAATTTGATTTGTATTAACTATAAAATTAGTCACTACACTTATTGGTGTTGTTAAATTAGAGTCACTGAAAATTTGAACAGTGCAAGTAGGACAGAATGTTGATGCAGCATTTATATAAAAATTAAAACTACTTGTGGATGAAAGTGTGTATCTACTAAGACAACTTATAGTCCCTTTAACACTGTTAATTAAAAGTGAAAATGCGGGAGTTCTAGTTGGTGTAGGTGTTCTTGTTGGAGTAGGTGATGGGCAAACTCCAGCGTTTGAGGTTAAAATCCTAAAAGCAATTGCCGTTATAATATTATTAATCCAACTGTAAGTTCCATCAGTGTATGGGTAATAATCAGGATTAAAATTATAAGCAATAACCACTCCACCAGAACCTATATGCTCCCATCTATTTGTGGTCGGATTCCATACAACGATAGAATTAGTTGATGTCGAACAGTCAGAAAATAAAATACCATAATATGGTTTACCATTCAGAATCCCACTTGGGGACAAACTACAACTGTAGTTACCATTAGCAATATTTTGATTCACCATATTAAAACACATAATTGGTGCCACAGTCGCAGTTGGTGTTTTTGTTGGCGTTAGAGTTGGTGTTTTTGTTGGTGTTGGGGTCGGTGATAACCCTACTGATGGAGTAATACTCGGAGTTATTGTTGGCGTCGGTGTATTTGTTGGTGTTGATGATGCAGGAGGTAGTAGTGAGTCACAAATTATAACCTCAAATTTTTCACAGATTGAGCCATTAAATATTTTCACACCTACAGCAGGCGAGTTAACAAATTGCGACGGTAAAGATAATGTTATCGCCGGAGGCACGTTAATCGGAATTAACGCAACAAAAACACAGTTATTTCCATAAATATCACAAATATAAATTTGATAATTAGGATTTAAAGAAATGGTATTTATAGTTACTGAATTCATTTTAATTAGAAGATACAGTATGAGCCGATTACTCCATTAAAACTCGCAACACCAAATTGGTTTATAGACCAAAGATTATTTCCTATTAAGATGTAGGTAGTAGTTGCCGGAGAATAAGTTGTTGTTAGATAAGGGTCAGTATAGATTTGGAAAGATGCACTTGTGTTATATATATTTGTTGTAAGTGCAACATAGAATACTAAGATTGAGGTTTGGGTAAATGATATAATACTATTATTACAACTTCTATTACCTATTGGGAGTCTGAATTGAGAACTATTTGTTGCAGATGTTTTAGTAGGTGTCGGTGTAGGTGTTGGTGTATTATTTGGTGTTGCGGTAGGAGTTATTGTAGGTGTAGGAGTTGGGCTTGGTGTACAAGGTATATTATTTGTTATACAGTCAGAACAGTCAAAATATTGTCCATTTTCAAATAATTCATTATCAACAACACCTGAAATTTCAACGGTTGATGGGTCAATTACTACGAAAGACATACATCCTCCTGTAGTATAAACAGTATCACCAACACTAAAATTACCTAATCTTGAAGCCACTAACCAATAAGAACCATCACAACATGCGGTGAATACTTGGAAAGCCGGTTCACAAGAAATACATCTAATGTCGTAATCTATTTTTAAGTTGACATTAACTTCGGCATCGTTCAAAACATTTTGAGGTATATTACAATTTGTTGTTATTGTTAATGTATTTTGATTAATATCTACAGTTACATCACCAATTCCGTAAATACTTTTTATCAAATCGGTTATTGTTGATACCCATAATGAATCGGATGGAATGTCAGATAGTGATGTGCAATTATAGAACTCGGATGAAACCTCAGTTCCTCCTATATTAACAATTGCGGTCATTTTTGCGCCGTATAATATACAACTTGTGTTTCCTGCAGATAAGTCAAAAAAACCTTCGGCAACCATCTGTTGGATACCTAATTTTTGGGGTATTCCTTGGTCAGTTAAAGTTCCACTACAAATATTAAATACCTGATAATCACCAACAGTATTCCGTCCTAAAAGTGTGATTTCTGATGATTTAGTACACCCACTATTATCAACTATTGTAACCGAGTATGTACCAGCACTTAATGAGTTCAAAGTTAAACCGGTTTGACCATTTACATTATTTGACCAATTTGTGGTAAAAGGAGGGTTTCCACCTGTAATATATACGTTTATGGTTCCATCATTATTTGTTATAACATCTGTTTTACTTAGGAAAAAATCTAAACTATTGGAATTAGTTAAGTTTATACCTGTTGTTTGAGTACATCCTGTGGTATCGATAACTCTTACGTTATAGTAACCGCTTGTTAAGTTATTGAACGTATATGCGCTCGATAACACTTGAGGTGAAAATAGGATATTATTTAATGAATATACGAAAGGACCTGTTCCTCCTGGTGATTTTGTTACAGTAATTGAACCGCTATTATTCCCGCAAATTGGTTGTGCCGCAGAGGCGGTAACCGTAAAACTTGCATTACCATTAATTGTAACAAATTGTTGATAATTACATAAATTAGTATTGTCATTAATTATTAAAGTGTAGGTGTCAGCACTTAGGTTACTGAACAAATAATTAGTGGATAACGATGTAATATTTAATAACTCAAAACTTTGTGAGGTTATTAGTTTGTAATTATATGGTGGCGTTCCTCCATTTAAAATTATTGAGATAGAGCCGTTTGAATTTTGGCAAGTGGCGTTTTTAGTATTTACACTTAGAACGTTGAATATGGTTGGTACTACCAACGTAACATTTAAATTTAACCTGCATAGTCCGGCATCTGTAATTGTAAAAGTGTACTGATTTGCGGCCAAATTACTATACGTAATAGTTTGGTCATATGATATTTGAACTTCTCCTGTATTATTATTTAAGTAATAATATGGTGCACTACCACCTGAAATTGTTATCGTTATTTCACCATCATTTCCATAACAGGTTGGTGGTGTGTTTATTGTTGAAATAAGTCCCATTAACGGCACCGATTTGACTTCCGCTACTTGAGTTGATATACATCCAAATGAATCGGTTATTGTTACGTTGTAGAACCCTGCGGTTAATCCTGTTATAAAAGATGTTGTTGATTTATTTGTATCACTCCAAGAATAAGTAAATGGACCATTTCCTGTGAGTCCTGTTACATACACTTTACCTGAACCTCGAGTTAAACTGCCCGTACAATTAGCATCATTTACAATGTATAACCCGTACTGAAGTGTTGTGGATGACATTACGACACAATTTTCACTTTTTCCTGTACAACCTCCACCATCATTAGCAACAACATAATATAATCCATCACCTAAACCTTCAAAAATTACAGGATTGGAAGCACCTGTGAAACCAGTATAATAAACATCATTCTTAAACAAATTAAAATAACCTTGTCCGTAAAAAGTTGACGTTGTTGCGGTAATTGAGCCATTATTTAAACCACACACAGTATCCGTAGAGTCTATTGTTACGCAAGTTGCTGAGGTTATTGTTATATTAACAACTTGAGTTTGGGCTAATGGGTTTCTACAACTGTCAGTTATACTAAACGAATAAGTTCCAACGGGTAGTCCGTTTATTTGATAAGAGGAAAGTTTAATTTCTTCATATTCTACAAATGTATTAGGATTACCATTAGGTGCTATCCATCTTAATAGGTATGGACCCGTGCCTAATATATTTAAAGAAAATCCACCAGATGAATTATTCTGACAATCACCTGTTACGGATGAGGTTATTGTAAAAGGACAACCTAATGCCATCATTATACACAAGAAATATCAAAGTTTATTCCGACGTTCAATTCGAATTCATTACCCAAAACAAAATTATTACAAGTCAAATTAGTCACGCTAAGATTATTATCTAATATTAGATAATTTAACCCATAATTCAATAATTCATCTAATTGTGAATTAAGTGCTGTTAACCATTCATTTGCAGTAGGTGTACTAAATGGTAAATTTAATCCGACACCATCAAAAAACTTATAATTTATAATAAGGTCTCCATTAAATTTAATATTGACATACCACTCAGTAGAAATAGATGTTTGGTCACAATTTATAATATTATAACCATTGGCGTTTAAATAATTATTCAATACTATGTTGAGGACACCACCAAAGTTTTGTATGGCTGGTGTTGTATCCCAAGGATAAATTTTGCAATTAAGTGCGGATGTCGGACAATCGTAATAGAACAATGAGGAGTCCATAACACAAGGTGAACATGCAACAGGTATAATCTGACAACCTCTTTGTCTTCTCCAAACAAATTTTTGTTTATGGAAAATTGAATTTTCGTATCTCACACCCGTGTTCCATATTGTGGTCGCAGGAATCATTTGTTCTACCAATCTAATCCAATAATCACCTAATCCATTTACGTAATCAATCATCTTTTGATAAGTAAATTGATTATCAGGAACCCCTACTTGTGATGCGGATTGTAAATATTGCCAATAAATGAATTGTAGTGTTGGATATCCGCCAGTTTTACCATCGGTTAGATAATGTCTATCTCTCGTATTAATCATATTTTGCCAAAAAGTTTGAGCAAATTCGAAAAATGTTTTTTGAGATGGGTTTGGGTCAATCTGTGTTCTATCGTATATAATTGGATTTAGATATGTAGGGCAATAACAATTTTGTGGTGTGGTTAGACCGGTTGATGGTATTGGATAATTATAATTTGATGATAGGAACCAAACATCGTATGCCAATCCTTGGGCGGGATTCATAAATAAATCAACATTTTTAACATTTAAAACTTGTTTTTCTGAATCCACATAATAAAAAGCATCATTACCGTCTTCATTTCTTCTTAACCCTGTTTCATAATCCGCCCAACTTTTGTTATTATCATTTGTTTTATATAATGTAAAACCTAAACTAGTGTATGGGAACCTTCTAAATCTATTCAAATATTTTTGACCGTATGTAAATGGTTCCAAATATGTTTGGTAATTAGGGTTAAATCCTGAAAAAACACTTCTTGAATTGTCGAATATCTCGACTCCTCTATGGGATGGTGTTTGTTCAAACCAACCAGCCCCTTTTTGGAAAAAGTAATCCTCAGTATCATCTAATATCTTAGGATACCCATTATCATCTACAGGATATTGATTTAGAGATACGTTAGCGTCTTCAATGTTGGATGTTGTCGTAAATCCTGTATATTCAACCCCTCTAATTCTAAATAAATTTGTTGGGTCCAAAGTTGGTGTTTGTGACACATATGTTCCGCCTGATATTTTCGCAATACTTTGATTGAATTGCGTCATATTAATTCTTTGGTCAACAATATAAATATTTTCGTTAAATTCGATTAATGCTTCAGGTGCCCCAACTAATCTTAATAAACCTTCTATGGATTTTCTAGTTCCTTTAGATTTAAACAAGTAAGCCGAGTTCAGAATCAAATTTCTAAAATATTGATAATTCAACTCATCAGGTGTTTGAGTTCTTGAGAATCCTGAAAATTCCGGTTTTGAGCTTGAATCAAAAATTGTGTTTAAGAATTGGTCATTTGTGATTGGGGAAATACTAGTATTCCAACCCAAAGTTTCTGCCAAATTTTTTAATAATTGAGATGGTATGTCATTTTTAATCGTATAATTAACGGAGTTCATATACGCTAAACCATCTATGAATTTTTTTACCTCATCAAAACTTCTTCCATATATCTGAAGGGTTTTGGTCATCTTTTGGTCGTCAGTATCGAATTCTTTAAAGGCGTCTGTAGTTAAAAATCTAACTAAAGTATTTGTTTTGTATTCATCTAAATTATTGGCGATTTTGGATAATTTTTCCAAGTAGTTTGAATACGCAAAAGTTCTGATATCCAAATTCCAAATACCATCCAAAGGCCAATTTATTTTAGAGTTGTCAATATAATAAACACCAGAATCATTCTCTTTAGGCACTTGGAATGTTGCGGTATATATTGGGTTTGTTAATCTGTTTAATAAAAAGTTTTCTACTTGGTCTAAATTGTCTCTGAATATTTCTTCCACATAATAATCCGACGGTCTTAACAATAATGTTTTAATGGTAAAATTTTCACCCGAAAAAGGGTCTCCACTGACATAAATTTTTAGAATACCTGTTGTAGTTCCGGTAGAAGGGGTTAAAAATACAACGTTGTAGTTTTGACCGTCAACTTGTAAAATGTATTTTTTTGCCTCTGTTGTTAAGTTTCTAAATTGGGAAACTTCCGTCTCTCTTAACTCCAAGTTTCTTGTCGCATTTGTTGTGAAATCAATATCGAACGGATTTGAGATTCTTGTAAGATTTAAATCCAAAGATGTTTCACCTCTTGATTGGTTATATTGTATGTTTGTCGCAGTATACCCTGTTGTATAATTTAAAGTTAGACTATCAAATTGTATTGCGGCAGGAAAATATCTTATTATTTTATTAATCGATACTTCGAATCTTTTTGATAAAGAGCCATACATTGAAAAGTTACTAACATCGCTTAAATCAAAATTTGGAAAAACTTTATAGTTCTTTTCCAAGATGGCTTTCGATTCCTCAATGTTTGTAATGTTTAAGGTTTCTAAAGTTATTGGTTCTGAAAAAGAACCAATTATAAAATCTCTGTTTGATTTTTCAGTAAAACTTGTGGTGAACGCGAAATTACCTTGCGTCAATCCCCCACCTTGGGTTAATTGTAAACCAACTAAATCATCCGCGAAAGTTCCTTGACCGCTAACAGATTGAGGAGGACAGGTATATTTAATAATCGCCATTACTGAGTAATATTATTGAAGTTTTTACTGTAATCTATATCAGTTCCTCTATTTTCTCTAACCTCAAACAACAACTTGTTCAAACTATCTCTAACCTCATAAAGGTTATATTGTTTATAAATAAGATTTTGTTCGTTGTAGAGAGTGTAAATACCGTCATCCATAGATTTGGTTTGATTGCCGAATAACGCGATTGCTAAAGTGGAAGCGTCGTGTTCAACCATTTCAATTTCTACCGATATAGGATTAAAAAATGTATTGGTTATTACCACATTTTGTCCGGGTTGACCAATATAAGGTGTTGCGTTTGGTTTAGTTGCTGGTGAGGTGGATGGTGATAGTGTACAAAAAATATAATTAGTCGGTCCATCAACATATCTCCATCTAACAACGGATTGATTTGTGTTTGTTAGATTTTGGTTTACAGGCTCACAATAAAAACTAGAAGTGATTAATCTAAAAAAGTTTGGCACTTTAGTTCCATCAGGGTTTATGTATTCAATCCTGAAACCAACCAATCCTTGGGAAGTAAATTTATTTTGATATATAACAGGAACTTGATTTATATCAAAAATTAATCCCTTTACATTTGGTAAAGATGATAGAACACCGCAATCTGCAATAGATGTTCTTATTTCTGCAGGTCTCAAATAAACTGTATAAATTCCAAGTTGATTAAAATTTTCAACAGGAAGTTTCAAATTATATAAACCACCTAATAACTCTACAGATGTTCCATTAGTGTTATTGTTATTAAAATAAGGCGTAAGAACTGATGATTCTAACGTTGTTAGTGTAAAATTACTTGTTTCATCCCTACTTGGTGTGTAATGAAGTAAGATTTCAACGTCCTCTGGTGAAACGTCTGCCGGTCTTATTGTTCCATATGCTCCTGTTGCCATTTTTTTTTATAATAAATAGTTAAGTTTAAAATTTCTGAACATTAAAAAATTTATATCCGTATTTAGTTATACCTCCTGTTGAGGTAACCTCACCTAATCTTTCAATACGTTCAAATGGTGAAACTCGACCTCTTTCAATAAAAACATTAGATTGAATCTGAATTGGGTCAACGGAATTCATAAGTGCCTCTTGTTTAGTTATGCCTGACATAGTTAGCCATTGTGGTATTAATCCAGATGATTGGACAATACTCATAGTTGTTCCATCATCATAATCATAATAGTCAACTCCATCAATTGTGTAACTAACGTATGGGTCTGTATTAGACCTACCCCAATAGGTGCCAAAAACATCTCCTAAAACTTTTACTTGTTGATTTTGTTTATATTTAACTGTTCCATACTGTAATAAATCAGTTAAACTACTTTTGGTTTGGGATGATAGGATTATTGGTGTTGTAACAAAATTTGAACCGACATAATCATTTATGTTGTTTGAATCATCGTAATTCGTTATGTATTCATAACTTACAGGAATACCGCTCCAACTACCGCTATTAGGAATAAAAAAATAAGTTCCGTTTGGGTTACTTGGGGTTGCAAGTGTGTATGGAGTAGATATAATTGATTGAGAAACGGTTATTCCCCAAATACTTACTCCTGATAAACTTATTGTATAGGTGGTTTGTCCATTTGGGTAATTATGTAAAATAGGTCCACTACTTGTCAATTGTGTAATAGGTGACCCATCACCCCAATCTAAATAATAATTTGTTATTTTTAGATATTTTTTTAAATCCTTTTCAGATGTATTGTAAAAATAAAAATCATATGGATTTTCTGTGGTTGATGAATAAATAAAATTATTTACAACATCCTTCTGATATATTCCACCATCAAATAAATCATAATAACCAATATCATTAAACGTTTGAGTTAGTAATATTGGGATGGATAAATCGGTTAGAGTTGACACCCCATCGGTCCCCCCCGACAAAATTTGACCCATAGATAATTGAACCTTAGTTGTTGCAGTTGTCACTATTACATTTTCAGTAAAAGATGTTAAATCACAACAAGTTGGGTCCGGAATCAATACTGTTTCAGTACTAGCGGTATAAATAAACTCCTTAGTTTTATTTATAATCACTATTGGTGAAATTTCAATATGTTTTTTTTGGAGTTCCATCTTTTAAGGGTTAACGTATTGATACCATTTTATGGGATTTGTAGTCGACCCAATTCTAACTTCATTAGCCTGTGACGTATAATCAAAAACTTCATACGTATAGTCATTATAATCTAATTTTACTTTATAATAAAAATATCTTGATTGATTGAAGTTATATCTTGTACCAATACTAGATTGTGGAGTATTAGTCATTTTAACAAACTCACCTGTTTTACCGTTAAAGAATTTGGCCGTCATATAAAATGTTTTCAAATCCAAATAATCTGTATTTTTCAACCAGTAAATAAAAAAAGATTCTTTATATCCTATATAATCTAAATTGAATTTAGGTATCTTAATTGGTTTTAAAATAGATAAAAACAGTCTTGGTATTTCTGTTTTTAACGATGAGTTTGTTGGTATAATTAAAGTCAAATAATTAATTTGAGTTTTTGAATCGTCGGTATCATATAAATCTATTTTGAAAAAAGATTTAGAGAAACTTTTTGATGTGTAGTAAAGTTCATTTTCGTTGAACTGTTGGGGGTAATAACTATTTATCCAACTATTTTGATTTGATATATCATTGACCGAGAAATCAAAGAAATTGAATGTGTAATTAATATCTGATTGGGTAGTATTTGGATATTGTTTGTTAGCGAATCTCGCACACTCAAAATCAATAGGTTTACCTATTACACGTTCAACTGTTTCCTCTTGTATTTCATCAATTGCATCATCTTGACCTAACAAACCAAAACTAAGTTCAACAGGTATATCTAAATACTTATCACCAAATAAATCTTTATTATCGGGATTCAAAACCATTTTATACTTACTCACATTCATCGATAGTTGGGTCTTGTATTATGTTTATGAACACATTTTCGTTTGAACCTTCTGGGATTAACCTGAAAGTTGTTAATTCAAAAGGATAATGAACCCCATTTAAAAAAGGATAATTAACCCCTGCATTAGTTTCGTCCACAAAACCATAATCATAAATATCCCTCCATCTGAATGATAAAGAATTTTCCGAATAAACAGCGTAGTTAGGTATTCCCGCAACTTGTTGAGCCTCGCCCTCTTCAATATAAGATGAGAAGTCCTTAATTTTTATTTTGTTAAATGGCTCGTAATAATAACCAAATGGGTTTGAATTGGACCCTGCTGATGGTCCTAAGTTTATATTAAATACGTTATCATTAAAAGTGAACTTGTGGTAAACTTGACTAAGTTCAACTTCGTTTAAATCATAATCATTCCATTCACATAGAGCACCATCCAAAACATCACCATTTATTGGTGGTTTATTATAGTAAAAAGTTTTACCTCCTTTGGTATAATTTTGTAATGTTATACTTGTAAGGGAACCAATATTTAATTGTTGTAAATTTGATTCCCACCAAGGACTTGGTCTGGTATTTATTAGAGGTAGATTGAAACTATAACCTTGTCTTAAACCTATGTTATTTATAACGGGTTTCATAGTCCAACCAAAAGTTCCAATCCAAATATTAGTGAAAAATAATTCGGTTACAGGTCTTAATTGATTATCAACTAACCCATTTAATCTGATGTCTTTATTGAAAGACAATGTATATGTTTGAGAATTATTTTTAATCGACAATCTTTCCTTTTTATTTGGCGTGAGTTGTTGTGGTTCGAATTTTTTTTCGGGTGGGAACGGGTTCAATTCAAATCCAGCATTTGTTATAACCGCATCTTCAGGATTTGTTAATATTTTGTGTTTTCTAACATAATACGTAGACCTAGTATCAACAGGGTGTTCAGAATTGATAACTCTTTTAAAAGTTCCTGTGACATTGTCACTAAATGTATTACCTAAATAACCAACATCAACCAAACCTACGACATATAATTCAGAATCAAAAGAACCATCACCCAAATAATCTACAGAAAATAAGTTATTGTTATTATATGAAAATGACAACTCAACAAATTCACCAACATTTAAATTGTGTTTTAAACTACAATATAAAAAAATAACAGGATGTCCATTATACGCCCCATTTTTAATAACAAATGGTATCCCATCACCGCTAACCCAAGTATGTGCTATATTTGGATAAAACAAATTTTGACACTGTAAGAACTTATTAGAGTCATTTTCATACGCATAACTTAGATAAAAATTCCAATTATAAAAACCGGCTTTTGATGTTTCAAAATCTATATGGGGTAGCAACGGAGGATTGGTTTGTTGGATAGTATATCCTTGTACGTTTTTATCCGTTCTTATTAAATCAAATTCAAAATATTGGGGGTATCCTGACCAAAATATAGAATCAGGTTGATTAGTTAAACAACTATTAATAGATGAGGAGGCAGCATTAACATAATATAAATTATTTTTAAATGGACCGTAAGTAGTTTCCCCAATATAAGAATTATCAAATAAAAATGTAATTTTTGTTGATGGTCTGAAAATGTCAGATTTTTGTCTTTCTTGGAAAAATAATTCAGCCAAATTTATATCTTGTATTCTTTCGAATTCCGCATCTTGTCTGAACTGTTGTTCTAAATTTAACCCAATTCTAGAATCAACATCTGAAGATTCCGCACTTCTTGCGGAACCTAAAACGATTTTATATGTCTCATTTACTCCCATCAGTCAACGGCATTGTCAGTATTAACCCATTTTGTCATAAATCTATCCATAGCAGATGCTCCTCTGTTTAATCCAAAATAAAAGAAAAATGGTCCACCGGCAGTAACTACATTATTACCATTTAATATAGTTGCAGAATCGGTAAAAGATGTATCAGCGGTTATTGCACCATTACTATTTACAGAATAAATATACCCTTTATAAAAATCAGCTTGAGCTGGATTTGTAGTTCTAAAGAATCTTGATTGTGATGTTAACCTATCCAATGATTGATAATTAAAACTATGAAAATTGTCAACTCCATTTGAAATCCCTACCGTGTACCAATGTCCTTTTTGAGTTCCAAATATGTTGTTACTGTCGTTATTATTTTCTATTGTCCATTGATAAAATGGGACTTGTTGGTCTCTAATTGGTATAGGATTTAAATTACAACTATTGGCATCCAAAGGTGCTGATTGATTATATACAATCCTTTTTGGTGATATAAAATCTCTGTTTTGAGTATACGATGAAAAGAAAATTCCTATAACCGCATCACCCGCCTGTGGGTCACCATTAAAATATATCGTTTCTTGTTGTGTCGTGGTTGGGTCACTAGGATAATTTTCAATATCAAATGGAACTACCCCAAATTCAGAATTAATTGAGATAAGTTGAGCGTAATCCGAATCAACCATATTTTTATTCTTTACGTTATAATCATATGGTCCTTGATAATAACTATTAACAGATTTTTCTCTTGTAAAATAACTTAAGATGCTAGCACCTCCTGCACCAAAAAACTGTTGTAGGAAATTGGAGTTACCTAATCTTGAAATTATAAATAAATTAAGGATTTCATCAATTTCATTAAATGTTGTTGTTGGTATCTTATTTACCACATAACCTTCATATTCTTCAGAAGCGCTTTGACTTAAAAACTTAGAAATTTCGTCCCTTGGGCCTAAGTCCATTAAGGTCGTTGGGAACATTAGATTTTTCATATTACCTCCAAAATAATCTAACAATCCAAATAAATTAATTAATGGTTGTGGTGAATCTTTACCTATGAAATCACCATTTTTATAAGGACTACTTCTATAAAAGAAGTTATTTGTTGGTCTATGGAAATAGACAGTGTCCTTACAAGTTTTATTGTAGGGTCTGTTATATCGAGTATCAAAGAATCGGTCGTTTTTAAATGAAAAGGCAAACAATGTTCCATTAATCCAACTATTAGTAAACATATGTCTAAAAACACCTTGACATAAACCAAAGAAAACTTTAATTCTTGATAACCACTCAGTGAGTGTTAATATATCCACAGGTAGAGATATTAGTGGTTTTGTTACCATTTGGTAACAATTGTTTTTAAAATACTGTACATTTCCAGGGTTTTTGAACGTACAAACATCCCTATCACCTACAACTATTGTTCCCTCTAAGGCATTATATTCATAACAACCAAATGGAACTAGTGTGGAATTTGTTTCACCACAAGTAAACGACTCTAAAACTTCATTTACGAATTTAGGTTCAGTTGCTCCTGAAACATTATCACCTGTAGAATCACCGTAAAATCCGCCGCCGCCGCCAGGAAAAGAACCACTTGATGCAAATGTTCCGTCTTCGGATATCTTGTATATTGCAAATCCTGTATTTTGTTGTAACGCCATATGATTGTCACCCAAAGGATAATCGTATGTTGACGTTGGTAATCTATCAGACCTCATAACATATCTAGATTGAGGACTATGCTCAATATTCATAGTAGTTTCTACGGGATATTTCACTGAGTGATATATACCCTGAACACCGTATTCTATTGCGTTAGCACCAAAAAGTATATTATTACCAGAATCAATACCACAAAAAGATAGATGAGCATAACTACATCCCTCAACTTTTTCATTTAGTAAATATCCTGTTTCGCTATGGTCTGTTGTTGGTGTGATTCCATTACCATCGTTAACGTTAGCGTATATTGAACCGATAGCATTAGGGGTATTTGGAAAACCATTAATAGCATCTTCATTAGCGATAGTATTATTAAAGATAGTGATACCATTATTACCTAAGTTGATTATCCCTGTTCCACACCTAAACTCATTATTACCTTCGTAACCAGGTATATAGGCTGATATAGAACTTGTTGAATCTAAACTGACGTAATATGAATGTAAATTAGTGGTATAACTTGTAAATTTTTGTTGGTTAATATTTAACGGATTGAAGGTTGGGAAGTATAAATTATTACCGATGGTATCAGTGTCATTGTTATTTGAAATCTCTTGATGTCTCACACATCTATATCCACCACTCTGAATGGGGATATTTAGGTGGAAGTCACCCCTTACAATTCTAGTTCCAATAGGTTGTCCTAATAAATTACTTATATCATACTGAATGTCCACTTTTGGTGTATGCGGGTCAACACCTCTAACCATAACTAATACTCCCAAATCTTGCCAACCTTCAATTAACTCGTAAGGATATTTACCATTGAGTGTTGCAGGAACCATTTCTAAAAATTCATCAATATCCCAAGCACCTAAATACCTAACACGATTTAAGTAGTTACCTTGTAAAAAAACTTTACCAAAGAAAGAATTATTATTCTGTGTAGATTCATTTTTTATTTCTAATAAGGTTTTTGCATAAATTACTTGGTGATACTCAATGTCCATTGGAAATTTAACTTGAGGCGTTGTTGAACCTGTTATGTTAACTACGTAATCCCTTGATAAGTTAAGATTATTAGGATTTGAACTATCAGCAAAAGGAACATTAATTTGTGTTGAACCGCTAATTGTTTGACCTGTTACCAAATTTCTAACATTAATATCACCAGATAAGTTAGCATCTTGAAATGATATAAGTTGCCCTGGGGTATATTGTGAAATTTGATTTTTATCTATAACAATAATAACTACATTATCTTCGTGACACAAATTAGGGTTAGATGTTGGTTTTTGGTCAGGTTCAAAGCTCGCCCTAATCCTATTAATCCCATCTGATTGAAAGAATTTTGATTTCGCATTAAATAGATTTATTCTTTCTGCAATCGGTAGTGACGTTGAAAACCATCCTCTTTTAGGTAGGGAAGGACTGTCTGAATCTATAACGTTAGGTCCTCCGACAGAATATGCTGGTCCCCCTGAACCTCCTAAAGATACTTGTACCGCCAATACTTTAGCATCACAAATCTCTGAATCATCTTCCCAATTATCAGTATCACAGTCATCTTCAGTAGGACAACAAATATTATTACCTGTTTCGTTTTGAATATTTTTATATTGGTATATATTTGAAAACTCGTACATTAACCCTGAAGGAGCGTTTTGCGTCAATCCACTTGACTGGCTAGCATATGGGTCACCTTCATAATCTTGAGCATCTTCATCAATACATTCACAAAGTTCACAATCAGGATAAGTCAGATTGGGTAATCTGATAATCATTTTTTTCCATAATTGTAATAGGTCTCGAACTAAATCTCTTAAATCTCCGAAATCAGGACAATTTATATTATCACCACCACCAAAAATACTAGCAATACCCTTTACGACATTGCATAATAAAATCACTATCAAGAATATTACCGCAATTACAACTACTAATGGATACATTATATATTTTAATAAAAAAGCAACTACGTGGCTTATTATTAAAAGTACGAATAAGATAGGTTTAAATATCAAAGTCATAAATGAAAACAACAAGTATAAAGTTGTTGTCTTATATTGAGCGTCGTTAGTTGGGAATGGATTCGAAGTTGATTGACAGTTATCGTCGGTAATATCTTTAATACTTAAGAACTTAGTATTTGAAAATCCTTTTCTATATTGGTCGATAATTTGAGATACAGTATATACTTTATTGTATCTCATTTCATAAAAAGTGTCGTCACAATCAATAGCCGCCTGTGGCTCTGCATAATCATCCCAAGACAAACTAAAAGAATATGACCGTTCAACTTGGAATTTTTCGTAGGGTTCAAAGTTTATAGACATATCCCCCGATATAATTTGCTGAGTTCTATCATCGAAAGTTATTGTAACCGTTAAGGTGTCATTATTATCGACAATAATATTATCTTTCTGTGGTATTGGTACACCGTTAAGTGTAAAAAAGTAATCACTAACATTTGTTGTATTTATAACTTTTACTACTGCCGTTTGTGAATTAGGTATTGAACTAAGAAAATTAACATTTCGAGTGTCTGTGGGTAGTCCTAGATTTTGTAGTGTTGCGAACTGTATGAATTGAGTTCCGTTCAATATAGAATTATTTGGAAACTCGTATTCACTTGGGTCGCTAGATGAATTTTCCCAACCATATTCCCTAATATTGGGTACTAAGAAATAACCTCTCTTAACCGGTTCACTTAAAGTTGGTTGTTGTTGCCATTTAATTTTAAATCTATATTTTGCGGAAGATGGAATACCGATTTTAGGGTCGTTAGATATTATTCTTTGACCAAACTCATCTGTTGTTATGTAGTCCATATTCATTGGGACATCCAACAACCAAGTACCGTTTTCATCTATAACATTACCATCATCTTCGAAATTATACGGTTCTAATGATGGTCTACCTAAACTATCTTCAAATATTGTTTGCCTAATAGCCTTAATTTGGCCAGGTCCGCTTACTAATGAACATAGATTACCGGCATTTTTATTGACTTTACATTTTCTTTTTTGAGCCTGTTCTTCAGGGGTCGATATGAGTGAACCCATAAAAATCGCCGCAGGTTGTATATCTAAATTGGCTTCTAATCCTAAATCAAAATCAGTTCGAGTAATAGCAATTTGACACGTTTCAGGGTCGCCCCAAAAAGGTGCAACTTCAATAGTTCTTACAACATTTATAATTTGTGGTAAAATATTTAAATTTTCAGATGTCTTAAAAACGGTGCCATCAATTTGACTAGGGGTCGCCAAACCAATTCTTATCAAATCTTGGGGTGAAAGAGAAAACTCACCAATATCAGATAAATCAACATCCATAACTAATGTTTGAGTTCCAACAGGAACACCAAAAATCATAAAGTCACCACTTTCATTGGTTTGAACTGTGAACTTCTAGTATTTGTCAAATAATTGGACCGCAGTTTTATTGGTCAGAGCATCTTCTCTTTTTGGAAAAGTTCCTGTTGCTTGGTGTCCAGGGTAACTAGGTTCATAAGGTAATAAATTATATCTATAACCATCTTCATTTACCTCGGCAACTGTTTTATAAGGATATATAGCCGTTATTATAGGATTGTCTTCATCCTCTTCTTGTAATGGTATGAAAACTGAAATTTTAGCATTTGGTATTCCATAACCATTATTCACTAAAACTCTACCTACAATAACTCCGTAATCGGAACATTGTTTTATATAAACATCACTTTGTAATAATTTTAAAGATAAAATCTCTAAGAAATCAAAATCCTGTTCTAAATTAACATTTAATTGTTTTGAGGTATTCTGACCAACATCGGTTCTTATTCTAATTGTTTTCGGCATCAATTATTTTTTTGATAAATAGTAATTATTCTATTTTATCTAAAATAATAGAACAGGCTTCTCAAAAATAAATCATCAAGAAAAATTAACCGTCTGTTGGTTTTTAACTCTCACTAAGATGTCTTTACCGGGGAATCTAACTTGGTAGATTTGATTTGGTTGAGCAAAAATAGTATCATCAATTAACTCAATTTGTCTAACCGGTGCGATAGCATATCTTTGTGATGTTTGAGACGAGGAGTATTGACCTCCAACCAAATTGAACACTTCTACATTTGCCAAAGAAATTACTCCGTTGATACTCTGTATGTTTCTTCTTATGTCAGATATATAAACGTTTGAACCCAATTCTATATTACCAGGGTCAAAATAATTTGTGATTACATTTATTATTTCTGAGACAACCGCTCCTTGGTTTTGTGAAGAATCCAATACTACTGAAATATCAAATTTCAAATCGATTACCTCAGCAGTGGTTATACTTACATAGTCATTTAACATTCTATAATTAGATAAGTAATTCGCCAAATTATTTTTTAATGTTTGTGATATTACAGCAGATAATTTTCCATTATTATCGTAAGATAGTAATTGTATTACGACTTTATTATCTATTTCGGTTATAGATACTTTGGCCGGAGCCCCGAACTTTGACGGCATATTTCTTATAACAGCCTCATAATCGTTAACGGTTACCGCTCTATTTTGTGCCGCAAAATTGTATGTAACATAGTTTCTTACTTCTTCAACTGTTGGAGTATTTAATCCTCCTATTGCCGCAGTAATATTATTACAAATCAATGAATTTATTACATTAGTATTTGTTGATTCGTTTGGACCATTCACATCAAAAGATACATTTGAAACCTGATTAATAACATTAACACCTAAATTACTTACCAAACCGCCTCCAACTCTGTATTGAACAAAGATTGTTGAGTTTGATTTTAGGGTGCTACCTAAAGCAAAATTGTTTGAGTATTTTTGTAAATTTAGTGGAGTTCCGTTTCTTGCAAATTCTCGTAGTAACTCGTCTGTAGATTGACTTCCTCCACCAAAAGTCATTTTGAAAAATCCCTCGGGTGTGTATTCCGTTATAAATTTAGTTGAGGTTTGTAAATATCTACCTACTTTTATTCCCGGTCTATCGGTTGGTTTAGTTGGGTCTTCAATAAACACTTTATCTTGTATAAGAGCATCAACTTCATACCATCTATTTTCTAAACCTAAGAATTCTTGTACTGTCGGAACATTCGCATATTGTGTTCCGTCTTTAAGTAAAACACTTGTTACACCTAATACATTTTTTTCAGGTAAAAACATCTCAAAAAATGGTTTTACATCATTAGCGTTTACTACTCTTTTAAATACTTTTGTGATACCATTTACCACAGGTTCTCTTTTTGTGATTCTATAAGATGTAATAATATTATTACCATCAAAAATTGGGACTTTTGTTCTATTAAGATTACCATCTGAATCAAAATTGGATGAAAAATCAATATCGTTAACCGTTTCAAAAACTTGACCCGCACCTGTAATTTGAGCCCCTCTTCTAATTATACCACAGTATCTTAAATCTTCTCTATCTCCGTATGGTGGAACAGTAATTGAAAATTCGACCAATGCTACTGATGGTCTTAATCCAGGTATTTTTAGTCCGTATGTTCTTGCAATATTATAAATAGAAGACCTTTGTTGTGCGTATTGAAGGACTGTTTCTTGAATACTTCTATCTATATTGAATTGTAGATTATCACTAACCGCTGCGTTCAAATCTAAAAGAACCGAAAAAACTGAAGCATCGTTTACATTTTGGATTAAATCAGGATAATATGTTCTTACAAAATTTATTAATTCAGTCCTAATTGATTGAAAATCTCTTGTTGTGTAGGATATTTTTTTGTTTGACATATTTTTTAAATATTAATAATTATGAAATCTGATGATTCAAAAGCACCATCTGTTATTATATAATCTATTTTGACTTTTGCGGTATGTTCTTTTTCTGAAATGTTAGTTACTTTGAATTCTTTTTGTCCGTTTGTAACTACGGTACCAGACTCTTCGTATTCAGTTGAAGCATCGAAAACATCAATCTTGGTTATTTTAACACCTGGTATGTATTTTTCTGCGGATTGTCTTATCTCCGCTTCAATTTCAGAAAATGTTGGTCCATCCAAAGGTTCGAAAATGTATTCGTATAATCTAGTGCCAAAATCAGGTAAAAAGTATCTAGTACCTTTTCTTGTTAATAATAAGTGAATTAAATTAGTCCTTACTTCTTCGTCTTTAGTTTCAGATAAATCCAAATAATTACCTGTCAATGAATTTCTGAAAGGAAAATTTATGCCGTATGTTGTTCCATTTGCCATACTTATAAATATAAGGTGTTAAATTTTGTTTTCGTTAATGTATCATATAAAACAAAAAATCCCGATTTCTCGGGATTTATGTTACGCTGAACATCCAAAACATTCTACCGAACTATTGTCGGGTCTTGGTGGTAAATTCATTTTACTGTAATCAACTTCGGGTAATGATTGGGGTTTTACTTCTTGACTAATATCTACCGCCAAGTGTTTCGCTCCCGTCGATATCGCCTTTGTTCTTACATAGTAACACAAAGTTTTCAATCCATTATCCCAAGCCTTAAAGTGAGATGAAGTAATTTTTGATACCGTTGGGTTTGCCAAATAGATATTCATTGATTGAGATTGGTCGATAAATGGTGCTCTATCCGATGCCATATCAATTAGTTCTCTTTGTGAAATCTCCCAAATGGTTTTATATTTTTTCAAAAGATGTTCAATTCTTTTTACTTTTTTGTTGTAATTCTTATCCTCAACGTCCAAGTATTTGTTGAAATTAATTGGTTGGATAGAACCTTCGTTTATAATAATTTCA